ACAACATTACGTACTGACGGTGGGAAACTTACAGTTCTGTCATCCGTTATGATAATCGATGGGATCGTTTGATAGAATAACGCTTTATCGTGTCGCTCGGTCGCGTTTAGTACGCCAAGGACAGTTGGTGCTTCTTGTAATTTTGCATCGTCAGTTGGCTCAGTCGCTGAAAGTATACCAACTGAACTAATATCACCAAGAATGACTGCAGCGTCAGGACTATCAGTGGATTGTAGGAAGCCGAAGCCAATTGTAATAACAAGACCAGCTATCGTTACCTGATCAAGTGGTTCACTAACTGATAGTGTACCAGTAACAGGATTTAGAACAATTCCAGACGCTACGGAAGTATCACTTGTGTCAGTAGCAGTGAGAGTGCCAACAACACCAGTAACAGTCCCAGACACGACAGCAGTATCAGCAAGATCGGTCGCACTGAGCCCACCACTTACAACTGTAAATACAGTACCACTGAGAACTGCCGTATCAATCTGATCAGTCGCTGATAATACAACGCCTGTGTAGACTTGACCAGTGACAACAGCACTGTCGCTAGTGTCAGTAGCAGCAAATGTACCAGCCGTGGTAGTAGAACTGGTAAGTACAGCAACGTCAGTTGCCTCAGTCGCTACCAATACACCTGAACTGACGACTGCACCACTTACACTGGCAACGTCAATATGATCAGTGGCAGCCAGTGAACCAACTGATGCAACCTGACCACTGGCCGCTATCGTATCAATAAGATCAGTGACAATAAGCGTGCCAAGTGTAACTGCCTGACCAGTAATAACTGCAGCATCAACAAGGTCAGTGACAGCCAGTGTACCAGATGGCTGTAGACCACCACCAATTAATGACGCGGTATCACTTGCCTCAGCGACTAACAGCGTACCAATCACACCAGCAAGTCCAGCAACTACCGCCGTGTCAATAGTGTCAGTCGCTGACAACGTACCAGACGAGATAACACTACCAGTACTTAATGATGTATCAGTATTGTCAGTCGCAACAAGTTGACCAGACGAGATAACACTGACAGTCGATACTGACGTGTCGATCTTATCAGTGACAGCTAACGTACCGACTGAAGCAACATTACCAGTTGCACTGGCGACATCAATAAGATCAGTAGCTGATAGTGATCCAGTTGCGATTATTTGCGCAGTAATCGCTGACGTGTCGATCTTATCAGTGACAACTAAAGTACCCGTTGATATGACACTGCCAGTAATAACTGAAGCGTCAGTTGGCTCAGTCGCTGACAGTGAACCAACTGAAGCGACTGATCCACTAACTACTAAAGTATCAGTTTGGTCAGTAGCAACTAAAGTACCAGTAGCAGCAGGGAAACCAACTGTACCACTGACTGCTGAAGTATCAATAACATCAGTAGCAGTCAGTAGACCAAACGCAGCTGCTAAGCCACTGATGGTTGCCGTATCAACGATGTCAGTGGAAGCTAAAGTACCAGTAGCAACTATTTGAGCTGCGATGACTGAAGTATCAGTTGGATCAGTCGCTGATAGTGGACCAACTGAAACGACTTGTCCACTAACTACTGAAGTGTCAGTAATATCAGTAGTAGCAAGCGTACCAGTAGCAGCAGGAAAACCGGCTGTGCCACTAATTGCTGAAATATCAATAATATCAGTGGAAGCTAAAGTACCAGTAGTAACTATTTGGGCTGTAATGACTGAAGTATCAGTTGGATCAGTTGTTGCTAAGACCGCATTCCACGTGACATTACCGGAGACGGCCGCCTGATCGATTAAGTCAGTTGTTACTAACGTACCCTGCCACGCTACAGTACCAGCGTGCGCAGTAGTATCGATATTATCAGTAGTGGCGAGCGTACCAAAAGCAGCAGTCAGACCAGAAATTGCTGACCTATCGATTACATCAGTTGGGGCTAATGTAGCTTGCCACGCTACAGTCCCAGTTATTGCACCGGTATCCCTAATATCAGTAGTTACCAGTGCGCCTGTCGGAAGCGGAGCTGCAGCAGCAAACGCGATGGCAAAAGTGGACATCGCGCTGTTGACAGTAATACTAAAAGTGGCACCGTTAGTTAGTGCACCAGTGCCACTTTGAACGCCCCACTCAGGGGCTGCTGAACAATTTCCCTGTGCTGACCAATCGACTGGATTGGTGAACGCTATCGGAACGGTACCACCTGAAATCCCGGTGTTATTGCCACCGCTTTCCATTGTCAGGCCAACGATCAAATCGTTGGTGCCTGCGTTGGTGATCGTTCCTGACTGGACAGCGTTAGCCGCTGTTCCTGGTGACGCTTGGAGTTGGCCAGTGTGACCATCTAGAGTGGCGGCACCACTGTATTCTTCAATCACCATTGTCACTACGCCACTAACAGCAGCAGTGAAATTGGTGATTATTGTTGTCGGGCCATTGCGTATATTGAGCCCGTAAAAACTGGTAGTATTCCTAGAGTTAGTCGCGTCAGTGACAGTATCGAGTGGCGTATAGGTGTTGCCAGTAACATTATCGACAATGGTACTGATTGTTCCCGCACTGGGGTAACTGACCAGTCCAACAACAGCATTGGTGGTACTTACCGCCGCTGAAAATCCCGCGTTGAAGTTGTTGGAATTGATTGTGTTAGAACCAGCACTACCTTGAACGCGTATAAATGGGAAAGTCTGATACCGGATATCAAAACCGATGTAACTGTCACCAACTGTCGAGACCGTATAAGGCCCGCCAACAGTCGATGAGTACATCGACGCAGCGTTAGAAAAGCCTGGTGTTAGTGTTACTGGCGCTTCATCCGGCCATGATTGGGAAGTCGTAATGACTTCCATACCGAGAATATAATTGCGGCCCGCAACCAGCGTTACTGGGGTTATGTTGTAGTAATAATATCGACCAGCGATCAAGCCAGTGGTGTCAGGGGTAGTGACAGTCGCAACGACGCTATTGGTAACAGTATCAACGAGATCAAGTGTGCGAGTGCCAGTCCAACCTGATGTCATCCTGACACCAAGTTGGTTCACAATTGTAGCGAATGCGGGTTGGAACCGCATCCCCACGTTGCCCTGAAAACTGGTACGTAAGGCGGGCGCGGTGTAGGTTGCGGTTAAGTAACCAACGAGCGGTGACGGAAACGGTAAATACCACGCATTAACACCATAATACGAGCCATTGGCTAAGTCAGCGGACCACGGCCCGTTTGGCCCAGCTGTTGAACTTACCGCATACGGAGTACTAAAATCAGATGCGATAGTGAGTGAAGTCGTTGCATCCGGCCACACTGGCATGGCGGAAGTAACCGCCACTGAAATAACATACTGGCGGCCAGCAATTAGCTGTACGATACCAACATCAGCATAAGACCAGGAGCCAACAGCCGCATTGGTGACATCGATAGTGACACTAGCAAGTACCTGTGTCGTTAAGACATCAGTCAGACTGACAGTTCTAGTGCCAGTCGTTCCGGCAGAATTTTTGAGTAATCCTAAAGTATTGATTGCGACCGAGTTTACAGCAGTGACTCGCAACCCGACATTGCCATTAAATGCAGAGCGGGTGCCACCCGGTGTAAAGGAAGTGACTAAGTTAGTAGCAGCAGTGCCGGTTATATTGCCACTAATCGCTGAAGTATCAATTAGATCAGTAGTAGTTACTGGACCAGTGACAGCCGCCTGAAAGTCAGTGGTGACAATCGTGCCGCCTTGATAAAATACGACGGCGGAGTTGTTACTGCTTCCGGCGGTAGTTTCTGACCACTCAAGATCGAATACGAGATATTCATTGTTCAGTGTAATCGCTGGCGCGGCCCACGTGTAAGTCGATGTATAAGTCGTGCCGGTCGCTGCCAGTGAAATAATAGACGACGTAAGCACACTACCAGGTGTAGGTGGCGAACCGTTCAACTGACGAGTGACGGTCGAATTCCCACCAACAGCTGGATCAGTGGTCGCCCATACGCGGAAATTGAATTGCCCCGCTGCTGTTGCAGTGGTGGCACGCATGGTAAAGTTAAATGTCCAGTTACCGGCGGCAAACGCGCCGGTCATCGGGTTCTGGCTGCGGAAAAAGTTAGAGGACGAGCCAGAGGCACTGCCGGTGCCAACTCGTGGCCACGACGAAGTGCCTAAATTGGTGGAAGTAAAAGCTTGTGTACTGACACCAGTCGCACCGACAAAGGCAGGAAAGAAACGTGGCGGGCTATTCTTGGCGACAGTCCAACCAAAAGCACTATTCGCACCAGTTGGCGCGCTGCCACCATCCTGTATTCTACCACCCCAATCAGGTGAGGTAGCAGTGGTATTAAGGAGATAAAGTGTTTTGGTCGCCATCGTCCACCCACTCAAAGGTGTAGGTGCAACTCGGCTTATCCGCTATTTGCACGGGGTCCTGTGGCCACACATTGCAGCCACTCATATAATATGGGTCTTCGTTTCCCGGTGCCACGACACCTGTATGACCAACACAGGTGGTGTCACCTTCAGACGCACCTTCATGAAAACGTAATAACGGGCACCACCCCTGACGATGGGGTGGTTGTCGCATCAACGCTGATCGGCGTGGATCGTCAGTGTCATCAGGAAATGGGTCACCCACACAACACTCACCACACCGACAGCAATATCCAGAGCGCTGCCATGTCATCCGTGAGTGATCGTGCCAGAAGTGATAGTGACCGTCTGACCGTTGGAGATCGCTGTACTGTTGAGATTGATATCGGAGCCGCTGGTACCAACAGTCAAGCCACTGATGACTGTCGTTCCAGCATTGTTCCTGAACTCAGCCAACGCGGCAGTACCTGAAGCGGACGCAGTTGCTGATAACGGCACGCCTTGCAGCGTCGCCACCGCGCCGGAAACAGTAAAAGCCGTAGCCGGCAACGCAATGGTCGCGAGCACACCGGTACCGCCTGACAGTGACGCTGTACCAATGACAAGCTGACCGGCAGTTGCAGTGCCTGTCGCCGCTGCTGGAGTTCTACTCGCGATGACATCAGCCATCACCTGCATACGAGGAGTTTTTACAGTGGCAGTCGCATAGGTGACAGTCATTGGTCCTCCTCCTCCTGCGATCTCGGCGCTAGTCTGTCACCAAGATCACTGACATCCACTGTCCCCGTTATAGGTGGCAGCAACGTCCCGCAGGCCGGATCATGTTCAGTCGTTGTCCCGTCACAATAGGGGCACTTAGTGTCACCCATCACGCGCTTACCTCTTACGTCGCTGAGTGTCCCAAAACGCACGATTAATCGCTGACTGACCTTTGTAAGTCGCGTCACCGATCTTCGTGGGTGGCAGTGAATTGCCTTGGGCGCCACCATTGTACGGGTTGCGATTGGGCACAGGTTGCGCGTCGGAGGTGTCACCAGCTGCCGTCTTCATGCCATGAGGTGGTGGTGACTCACCATTCATCTCAGGCTGACGTTTTGGTGTCGGGAGTGGCTTTGTCGTAAGTGCAGGATGCGGCAACACGTCATCCTTTGTCTTACGCGCATTGTTTAGGGCAGCGGCCACTGCTTGTTTTTGCGGGTGGCCGCTTTCCTTCATCTCCCTGATATTCTCACTGATGGTCTCTGGTGACGAGCCTTCTTTCAGTGGCATCAATGCCTCCTGTTAGGCGTGCTGACCTTGACCACCTTCCAGACGTGGGCGGCGACCGGAGCGCTGGTCGTCATGTTCAGACGGCAAATTCTGCGCTTCCTCAGCCGTGCGCGTCAGTGCACCACCAACCGGTGAAGGACCAACTTGCGAAGTGATCGCGATAGCATTGGCCGCCGCAGGATCAGGATGTGGCTCACTAAAGCCCTCACCCTTTTCAGCGGCCGCTTGCGCACGCTTGGACCACTCTTCAGTCAGTTTCGCAGTCTCTTCCTGAGCCTCCTTGTCGCACGCCATCATTTCTTCACTGTACTTCGCTTGCGCTGCAGCGATTGCTTCATCGCGCGCAGTCGCAGCCTTTTGTAGGCGTTCAGCACGCGCTGCCTCACCCGGTGACTGAGTGGTGAGTTGAGCGACAACAGGATGAGCGGCAACATCGTCATCGAGCTCGACCAAGCCCTTTTTCAGTTGCACCACGCGACCATCGGGGTGCTCCTTGGTCGACCCAAACTGAACATTCAGGTCATAAGGAACAAACACGCGCTTTTTTGCCGAGGCAGCCATTACTCAATCCTCCTTGTAAGACTTCCAGTTCCTATATTCCATCCAAGTAGGATGCAGTCGACGGATAGATCCATTCCGTCTGGCCGAGCCTGCAGTAGTACGTGGTGACATGATAAATGCCCATGTATTGAATGGGCGTCTTCTGCAGCGGGGTCATCGGGTAACGAACACGCTGAGTGTCCTTCGAGTACGCCAAAGAGCGGTCGACAGTTCCCAACTGACCCTGCGTGCCACCGGCGCCCATACCGATACACCACTTGGCAGGAAAGATTTCGAGGCGACCACCACGTTGAGCGGCCAAATTGTTTTCCTCGAGGAACTTCAGGATGCTGACGTTACCAGCGGTAGACACGATTTGCGACACCAAGGTGCCGTATTGTGCAGGTGGGATCAGCAGTCGGTCAGGAATGACAGCAAACGCTGACTGCGTCCAGGTGTTCGTCAGCATCGTGTTGACATCCGCGAGGATTTCATTCGCGGTTTTTGTCGACCACTTGGTACCTGAAGCGGCACCAGTTGCTGCAGTCGTCGTTGCGATGCCACCAGTATTTGGCGTGCCCGAATTGTTCAGCATACCAAACGGTACGACACCCGGATCGCCCATGTAGACGACTTTGTCGATGTCCATTTGGTGAGCGAGGTTCAGACCCTCAAATTTCTGCTGGTCGATGGGTCGACCAATTTTGATCGCTGACTCAAGCTCAGGAATAGAGTACTTCAACTCCATTTCCCAGAGGATGAGTGGTTGGGCCGTTTTGGCAATATCGACACCAATGCCAGCGATGGCCGTGGTTGCCTTGCCGCCCCAATGCACCCCCGTCGGTGACACACCACCAGGCGTGGCGAAGGACGAATTGGTGTAAGACGCCGCTTCGTCAGCAATCGTCACGTCTTCACGCAGGTCCACGTCGCGTGACCATGACACTTGAGCGAGCGGCATGTGGAGTGTCGGATCCAGCCGTTCCAACTCATTGATCAAAAACGCGCCGGCGGAGTCAACAGTGCGCTGACGAGTCGTTCCGTCAGGACCTACCTCGTCATAAGTGTATGCGCGGTCCATCGTCGGCCACCCGCGCCCAGAGTGTTCGTGAAGCATTCTGTGGTCTCCCCAATATCGATCAGGTGAAATTACAGGCCAAAGGCAACTTCAGTATTGCCCTGAGCGTCAGCGGGGCCCTGGAAGTAGGCATTGGTCAGGGCCACAAGACCCGTGCCAGAAGCCGCTTCCAAACCACCTTGCTGATGCGGCGCTGAAGTCGCGTTGACAAACGCGAACACTCCACCACCCTTGGCCGCTGCAGTCGCGCCATTCAACTTCGCGCTGAAGAAACCACGACGCATGACATTGACAATGCCTGACAGTGGCGGAACACCTGCACCGAAATCAGTGATGCCTGCGGGGAAGGCAACACCAATGTCACCAGTGGGGAACGGTCGGATCAGGACGCCCCAAGTCAACGTCGAATAAACAGTGTCACCAGGAACGACCGGTCGCACACCGTTAGCATCAACAATGACGACCTGACCATATCCCCAGGCAGCACCACCTGCAGCCGCGGCAGTGTTGTTGACGACTTCAGGCGTGATAGTCGTTCCGTACACTGCGAGACGCGTGCATTCGCCGGGAATACCCGCCGGCATCCGGAAAGTGTAAGCACGATCAGGCATTGATCTTCCTCCAATTTACAGTGAGGTACCCGGCAAAAATGTTTAACTCACACACTGGGTAATCAGTTAATCAAAAAGTTCCCCCGACACTCCGTGGCTCGGGAGCACACCCTCTTTGGCGGAACGTCGCTTCAGGCCGCGCAACGAGCCTGTTGAGACCCCCAACACGCCAAAGATCAGTGAACCGCTCCGTTACTGTTGCGCCTCGTCCAAAAGTCGCGAGCCTGTTTGTTCATCTCAGCGATTGATGGCGTCTTCGACACGGTGGGTTTGCTGTCACCAACAGACGAGCGAACATAAGAGTCGTTGGTCTTTCCCTTGATCGCATTGGCTGTTGCAGTGAATGCCATCTTCAGCGTGTCACAATCGAGCGTTTTGACATTGATGGCGCCAAGCGTGTCAGTGACGAGTGCCTTGGTGTCAGCGTCATTCATCGCGCTGTCCATCACCCGTCGGCGGAAAGCACAGATGCGAGACGCAGTGCGTGACATGGGCAGTCGAGCATCAAACGTGGGAATTCTGACACCGGGCTGAATGATCGCGGCAGTCGCCATCGTCTCCTGCCACACGTCCTCCATGTCAGCGGAGTCACGCGTGCGCGCATAGCGCTGTAGGTAGCGGCGACGGTCACCCGTCTTCGTCGGCATGTCGCTGTCGAGATCATTGATGCCAGGCAGGTCAGTTTCGCCCATCATCTCAGGATTGTCATCAGGTGTTGGCAAGTCCGGCCCATCGTCACCAGTGCGAACAATCGAGTCACCACGACGCATCTTGAAGCGGCGCGCGTCCTTGGTCCCGTCCTCACCTTCACTCTCGAGTTCGACATCAGACTCGCCGTTCTCGAGCGCACTGACACGTTCACTCAGCTCAGCGATCATTTGCATGAGATGTTCAGTCGACGGTGTGTCCATACCTTCATCCATTCCTGTAGGTGGCATTCCACCGCCACCACCACTCATGTCAGGCGGTGGCATTTGATCTTCACCACCGCCACCGCCGCCACGATCAAGGTGGACGTGGATATGTTGGTCACCGTCGCCGCCGCCGTTATCTTCCGGCATCAGCGCGTCCATGACTTTTTCAGCTTCTTCCTGAGTTTCAGCATCGCGCACGCGCCGCGTAATACGGCTGAGCAGTGAAGCCATTGCTATCCTCCTGCTGAGAGTATCAGTTCGTACTTAAACTGTGGATCAGTAAAACAATCAGTGAAATAACAATTGCTGCCGAAGTGACAGCCAGCAGAAGGAAAACAAGCGCGCTGTATGGCGAGTGAGGAACTTGTGGTGGCGGATATTGCCACCCGTTATTATCGTTCAGCTCACGCGGCATCAGCATAGTGTCGTAGATCATTACGGAGGCGTCCGTAATGTTTCAAGCTTAATTTGGCTATGTCACGACACATGCAAGTGAAAGTGTTTGTTGCGTTTGGGGGTCAGTCGACGGCGGCCGAGTTCTTCAATCATCGACCAATCCATCGTTGCTTCATCATGCGCTGTCGATGACAGTAGGAACAATTTGCACCACCCATCAGCGCAGATTTCACCAGTCACTTTATCGCACTCACCTTTGCCATGCCAATTCGTACAGTTGCCACAACGTTCGTGATCATCAGGTGACAGTGGTACGTAATCAGCTTGTTTCTGAGATATACGCAACCAATTGTCTTTGTCAGCGAAGTTGTGCAATTGATCGGCACTGTCACCAATCCGACAAATTGGTCCACACCGTCCGTCACGCACTAACGCCAGATGGTTCGCGAGAATATTGCGCTGACGCCCTCGACCATTACCGCCATCTTCGTAGTCAGCTTCATAACCGACAGACACTTCACGTAGTTGCTTACTCCGGATCGCTTTGATGGCGTCAGGACAAGTGATCATTAAGTCAGCCAACAACAGATTGTCTAACGGTCCTTCGCCACGACGTGGGTTGATGACATGACCTACAGCTAGTTCTTTGTAATTGGTTGGAGTAACGTCTTCGTCCGGGTGTTCGACAGCGACAGGTTTCCCTTGGAGTGACGCAATCGTCTCCGGTCTGAACACTTCCTCAGGATCGCGATCAATGATCACCCGTCCTGCACTGTCACCCTTTACTGGCACTTCACGTTCCGAGTACAACTGTGGCCCGGTACGTGCCAGGGGGACATTGTGAATAATGAGAAACCCCTCGGGCGTCAGTTTCTGACTGGGCCCAAGGGACTCGACAGTGTAGAACGGAGTGGCCAAGTTACACCTTCAGTTCCAGTTGGCCCCGCGCTTCTTCTTTTTCTTCACCGGGGTTGATGTCTTCCTCGACTTCAGTCGTCTCATCCTCAGGCTCAGGCGCGTCGGGTTCAGTCACAGGCTCGCGTGGGTCACTCATGATCTTTCCACTCCTTCTCAGGGCCTTCTTCATAATGTGCTGCTCTTTCAGTGTTAAGTAAATCATGTTTGTGGCGGTTGAGTAAGTACAGGCTCAGCGAAGCACCTGCAGTTAGGAGACATACCTGGATGATGTCTCTCGCCGTTCGCTTCAGCGATCGGCGGATCATCCCATCGTTGTATTGTTCCTTGTAGTTTCTGGTGGGCTTCCCTGACATCAGCATCGTTTGCCGTCATCCAAATGTAGTGCGTGACACCCATAGACTGTGATCGTGCTTGCGTCAGTGCAGTGGCAGCTTTTGCAGTTTCAGTACGTGCTATAAGCACTGCGCGTGAGTGTGCTTTATGAGCAAGCTCAGCATGGACTTGACGTTCAATGTCAGGAACCATTGCACCATAACGTCGACCACCAGTCATGTACTCAAGTGCAGTCTTTTGCACCTCTTCAGCGGCGTCACGTGGTATTGAAGTGATTAAGTGGACTTGGTCAGCGAGTATCTTCCGCACAACGTCACCAATAGGCGCTTCGTTGACTTCCTGCTTCAGACCAATACCCAATTGTTTTGCTAACTTATCCCAAGCCATCTTATCGCGCTGACTAACTTGAGCGATCATTTTTGTCGCTGACGCTTGTGCCCACGGACCAATCAGTTGTGAGTAACGATTAAGGTATTCGATCACTTGCTGAACAGCTTGAGGATTACCAAGTGGGAAAGCACGAATAATGTCAGC